GGGTGGCGATGGTGGGGGTGTCCTTGACGTGGAACTCCGTCACGAAGTGGTACACGTCTCCGCGACGGATGCAGATTTCAATGAAGCAGGTGCCGACGTTAAAGTCGCACCCCGCGTAGATCATGTCGTCGGGGCGGATTTCTTCGTCGCTCCAATGCACGTCGCGGTCGAAGTAGCTGTAGACCGTTGTTTTGTCGAGGGCTGTGAATTGGCCCTGGAGGTAGGCCGCGAGGAGCTGGGGTGGGTAGTTGGCATAGAGGGAGTCGACGAAGCCTGGGGGGAGGTGGGGGTTGTCGAGCGTCTTGGCGCGGATGAGGTGGCGGTCCGGGCCGGCCTTCTGGTCGAACGTGTTCCACATGAACCCGTAGCCCTCAGGCGTCGAGGCCAATGCGAACTGGGGGTGGGCGCCGCCGCGGAGGCGGGCAAGGATCATTTCGGCGCCCTTTTGCGCTAACTCGTACTTGCTGGTGTCAATCTCGTCGGCCAGCGCAAAGGCGAGGTTCGTGCCCCGGATGCGATTAACGGCTTCAAGCGTCCGGCACAGGATCGTGCACTGGCCGTGGGGCAGGTGCAGGGTGTATTCGGGCTGGGGGCTGGCGCGGTAGTCGTACTCGATGTTGAAGCGATCTAAGAACTCGTCGAAGCTGCGGACCCACACGTCGAGCACCATTTGGAACGTCGGCTCGAAGACGGCGCCGACCTTGCCCGGGTTGTCCATCGCCAAAAAAACAGCCTTGGCGCATAACGCCACTGTTTTTCCCGCGCCGAAGCCGGCGCACAACCCCAGGAGCAGGTGGTCGGTGTCGTCGACGAAGGCGCGCTGGTGCGGCAGAAGGGAGTCGTAGATCGCGTCGCGGAGCGCGGTGTAGGTCGTGCTGCAGCGGGTGTCCACCGCGATGGGCGCATCGAGGCACTTTCCGCCAGGAACAATGCCAAGAATCCCCACTTACAGCCGTGTTCAGTTCTATACATAGGCTACGAAGGGGCGCTGGGGGCTGGGAGCGGGGGTGGGGGAGGGCTAAATAGGGCGCCGGGGAGCGCTAAATGAGCGCTACCTAGCTAGAGGTGGCGATTTTGGGGGCTGCAAACGGGAGGACGAGGGTGTGTCCGACCCCTTGGGCGGCCTTTGGGTGGGGGTGGGGCGGGCGTGAGAGGGCGCGGCCGGGCCGGGGCGGCGTGTCCAGCGCTGCGGTGCCGATTCGCCCGGATCCGTTGTGGCGCAGCGTGTCCTGTCCTGCGTCACTGTCGCTATAGCAGGTACGCTGGACACAGTGTTAAGAGTTGCGACAATACGCGGTGCGGCATGGTTCCGCACTTGACCGCATCAGGCCTCCCTATGTAGGTTCGAGGTTGAGCTCGAAAGATTTCGAATCGCGCAGCATTCTGCGCCGCGAAAATTTTCGGCCCCGCGTATCAGCTGGGCAGCTCACCCCCACCACTGCTAACGACACCATGACCTGCCTACTCGCCTGGGCTGTGGCGCTCCTGCTGCTGCCCCTGATCGTGATCCTCTGGGCCACCGAATCGCGCGCCCAGCGGATACGCCGCCTTTCCCGCACCGGTGCATCGCAGCGCGCCATCGCGCAACGGCTGGGCTGCTCCCGGTACGCGGTGCAACGCGCCCTCGCCGTCTGAACAACAGGGGCCTCGCGCCCCTTCTCACCCTTCCCACTGCTAACGACACATGACCCCCACCGAACTACGCGCACAAGCCGGCGCCTTCTTTGCCGTCTCGCTGCTGTTCACCGGCGCCCTGCTGCTCACCGCCGGCTTTGCACAAGCGGACGCCCGCGCCGCACGTTTTGAGCGCTGCGTTAACGCCGGCGGCTTGGCCGGCCAGTGCGAACGCGCCGCCTACGGGTTCTGATCATGCGCCCCGCAACCTACGCGGCCTGCTGCGCCCTCGCCGCTTCCCTCGCCCTTGGCGCCTGCGCCGCTGCCCTCGCCGTCACCGGTGCCACAGCCCGCGCCCTCGCCTACCGGGCCTGCGCCACAGAGGCCGCCCTCGCGCACCTAACGGCTGAGCACTGCGCCACGCGCCCCGCGTCCGCCATCACGTCCGCCCTCGCCTACTGATCATGACCGCTCACAAGCTGGGGCCTCAAGCCCGCGCCATTGCAGACGCCCTCGATGGCGCCCTGTCCTACGCGGGCCGCACGCCCTCGATGTATCTCCACTTCATCGCCGAGCACACCGAGCACGGCGTCGGCCTGTTGCTCTCACAGTCCCCGCTGACCCGCAGCGAGCTGAGCAGCGCAGACCCTGCCGATCTCGTGCTGGTTTGCGAGGCCGGGATTGTTGGCGACTGCGGCGATGGCACAACGCTCTGCCTGACGCCCGACCAGCCCGCTGCGTCCCTGGCCGCCCTGCTCACAGCCGCGATTCTCACCGATTCGCCTATCGACTTCCCCGTCTGCGCTCAATGCGCTGCTGAGGTTTGATCATGTCCGCAACCACACCAACCCGCCCCCACGCCCTTACCGGCGCAGCCTGCCCCGATACCGGCGCCTACTTCGCTTGCCTCGCCTCCTACAACGAAGGCACCCTGCACGGCGCCTGGGTTGATCTCGCCGAGATCAGCGACGCCGCCGAGCTTCAGGAGTGCATTGACTACATCCTCGCGACCAGCCCCACGCCCGGCGCTGAGGAATGGGCCATGCACGACAGCAGCGGCCTCCCGGCTGTGCTCGCCCGTAGCGAGTGGCCGGGGCTCGGCGATCTGGCCGCCTATGGCGCCGCACTGCAGGAGCTCGGCGACGACAACGCGGAGCCCTTCCGCCTGTATTGCGACAACCTCGGCGAGATCGCCAGCCCTGACGCCTTCCGCGAAGCATTCGCCGGCGAATGGGACAGCGAGGAAGCATTCGCCGAGGAACTGGCGGCCGAGATCGGCGCCATCCCGCAGGAGCTCAGCTGGCCGCTGTATTGCATCAGCTGGGAGCGCGCCTGGTGCGAGCTTCGCATCGGCGGCGACTACTACAGCGAAGTGAGCAGCGACAGCGGCGCCCTGTACGTCTTCCGGGGCTGCTGATCATGCGATATCGCGCCCCGCTGCTGGATCCCGAAACCGGTGCCCTCTCAAACGACCACTACCGGGTGTTGAGCTCCGCTCAGCTCGCCCGCTTCGCTAGCTGGAGCATCCAATCAGGCCGCCCCGTGCTGGAGCTGATGGCCGGTTTCGTGATCGAAGAAATCCCCTGGCCGCACAACGACGGCCGCGAGCAGGTGTCCCTGACCGGCACCCTGCCGCACTGCTCCCTTTACGGCGCCGTGATGCCTGACGGCTCCACCCATACCTGAGGCTGCGCCATGCACACCCCCTACCCCACGCCCTACCGATTCCCGGAGGTCTTCCGCTTCCGGCACGTCCGCCCCGGCCACGTCTTCCGGGTGACTGACGCCGCGGCCACTGAGCAGGTGCCGGCCGGCTTTTACATCCGGGCATCCGCCCGTAAGGCGCTCCCCTGCACCTATTGCGAGTTCTCCGGCCGTTCTCACGTCGACGCCGCAGCAGGTGCCCGATACATCCCCGCTTCTCTCCCCGTTGTGCAGGTGCAGGTATGACACGCCCTCTCCCCGCCTGGCGCCACTGGTTCTCAGGCCGCGCCGCGATCTGCCCCCTTCCGCCCGAATGCATCGCTGACTGCTCAGGCCCGGGGCGCGCTGATGAGGCCGTCGCTTACTGGTGCCGGCGCCTTTATTTCGACGCGCCGCCCTGGCTCCTACGCGAACACCTGCGCGGCTACGGCGCGTGGGATCGCTCAGAGCTCTGCGATCACACCGCCAACCTGCACCGCCTGCTCTGGATCTGGGCCTGCGATGCCCGCGAACAGCAAGACCCGAACTTTCTCCCCTTTCTTCAATGATCGGCCCCAAATCCGCGCGCCTCTCCATCGTGATCCCCGCCGCGGTGGATCAGCGCCTGCGCGCTGTCGCCGATCAGCAGGGGCGCAGCATCAGCAACCTGGCCGCTCGGCTGATTTGTGACGCCCTGCGCGATGAGGGCGCCCCTGGCGATGGGGGGCGCAATGGGTGAGCGCGCCACTGACGCGCAACGGGCCGCGCGGGAGCGCGACGCGCTGGAGCTCCTAAGCTCCGGCGCTGGCTCCGCCTTCGCCGCGGCCACCCTCGCCGAGCGCTACGGCGTCTCCCTGCGCCAGGCCCGCCGGTACGTTGCGGCCGCATCGTTTGAATTGTGCGATCCGGCCACGCCGCATGAGCTCGACCGCCAGGCCATGCTGTCGTTGCACCGGCTGGATCTGATCGCCGGCCGGGCCATGGCAGCAGGAGACGAGGCCCTCGCGGTGCGCGCTACGCGGGCGCACGCGGCCGCCTTGGCGCAGTTCCGCCGCGCCATCACAGCGCCCGCGGTGCGCTTCCGACTTCCCACAACGCAGGCGCCGCCCGGGGCGCAGGAGCCGGTGCCCCCGGACTGCCCCTTCTGACGCCCCCGGCGCCCTTGCGCCCCTTCCGCCCCGGCATCCCCGGGGCGTTTTGCTGCGCCCGTGCGCCCCGGGCGCCCGGCTGTTTTGTGTCCTAATTGTGTCCCCGGCGCGTGGGGCGCCGATTGCGCTCAGGGCGCCCACGTGGGGCCGGTGCTCGCACTGCGCCCCTGACACCTAGGGGCGGATTGGGGCGCCTTGGGGGCGATTCTGGGGGCGCTCAGGCGGCGCTATGGGTAGCGTCGGGGCTAAGGCCAGGCGCTAGGCAGCGCCCGGGCGCCCATGGGCTGAGAACGATTCTCAGTCTCGGTGCGCCCTTGGGCGCGGTGAGAAAATCCGGGCGCCGGGGGTGTCCGCTGGCGCCCTTAGTCCCACTGCTAGGACGACGGCACTATAAACGCCCGGGGCGCGAAAACAACGCCCTGAATGCGATTTTGAATGCGATTTTGCGCCTTGAATGCAAAATTGCATTGAATGCGCGCGGGCGCCCTGAATGCGCCGGGGGCGCGTGGCGCGTGGCGCGTGGCGCTGGGGCGCCCTAAATCCCCTTCGCCTTGACGAGCTGGAGCAGGTCGGCCTGCAGCTTCATCGCGCCGATGGCGTTGGCGCCCATGTTGCGCTCAATGCTCATCTGAATGACCGTCTCCAGCTTTTCGATCATCTCGCTCACCTTCTCCGCGCGATCCATCACGTTGATGTCGCGGATCATTTGCTGGCGGGCTGCCGCCATCCGGTGCTCAGCTGTGCGGGTCGCTATCCCCCACCTGTCTGCGCAGCGCTGCCGGATTTGGTTCGGGCGGTAGCCCTCGCTCAGCCAGTCCTGCACAATGCGGACTTGCTCGGCGATCTCCAGCGCAGTGAATGCCTGGCGGCGGCGGGGCACGTCCTCCGGGTTAGCTGGGGCGGGGTTGCCAAAGTCCGCTAGCTGGGCGTCGGTGCTCTCGTCGGCCATCGGCATAGGCGCTCTCGGGCGCGGGGCGTTGTGACTAAGTTGCCCAAAACGCCCGTGGGCGCTGGGCGCATGGGACGCAGGGGGCGCAGTGCGGGCTAGCTATTTAGGGCTCAGGGTTCGAGGGCGAGCTCCTGGAGGGTGAGGCCGTATTCGTCGGCGACAGCTTTCATGTCGGCGTCGCTGCGGCGCTCGTTGAATGCGAGTTGGCAAGCGCCGTTCATGATCACCCGGTCGCTGAAACCTTTGGCGCGCAGCACCTGCTCAAACACCTGCATCCAGGCGTGGACTGTGCAGTCGTCCATGGAGATGGACCAAGTGGTGGTGCAGGTGTTGGGGTCGTCAAGGCCGCGGCCGCCGCTTGTGATGAGGGTGATGCGGAGGTCGAAGTCGCTGGGGTTCATGGCGCAGTGGGGCGTAGGTATTTGTGCCTAGTGCTCAGGCGGGGCGGCGTTCGTGGACGAGTACGTCCTGGTGGTTGTCGCGGCCGACCCAGCTGAAGTCGGCACCGTTGACGATGCGTTCGGCGTCCTGGAGCGTGTACCAGCGGTGGTCGCAGCTGTAGCAGTGCCGGCGGCGCAGGATGTGGATGTAGTCGCGCGTGGGGCGGGTGATGACGACGTGAATGCGACGACTGCCGCACTCAGGGCAGGGTTGGGGGGATATGCGCATCGGAGGAGGCGAGGTCGGCGAAGAACTGGGTGCGGTCGGGGAGTTGATTGGCGGTGGCGTTGGCTAGGCGCAGCAACGCAACCTTCAGGTGCTGGATCTCAGCCCGCAGTTCCAGCAGACACGGGTACTCCGGGGTGACGACGAAGCGCGGGGAGTTCTGAGCGATCTCAACCGCTTTCTCGATCTCTGCCCAGCGGTCGTCGGGGCTGGGGCTAGTCATTGCGCGCAATGGGTGATTTCGGTGGGCGGAGGCGTAGTGGCGAGCTCAAGAACTCGGCGGAGAGGGATCGCGGCAACATGTGGCACGACCGCGTTTCCTAAGGTCTTCAAGCGGTCCACCCGATTGGAAAGCCCATCATTTCCTCGACAAATGACGGGTTTAGATAGGTAGCTTCGCCAGTCGGGATTGAGGGGTCGCGGAGCATGGCCCCAGCAAGTCCGTCTCTGGTTATTTGAGAGGGGGGCAGGGTGCTGTTCCTGCTGTCGTTCACCGTTTGGGTAGGAAGCATCCGAGCTACCACGGTCTCCAAGTTCGGGTGAAGCTCCGGTCGGTTTTGTTGGGTTCGCAAGTCCACAGTCATCGCGGAGTTGGCCCTGGGCGTGGGCAATGACCCACACTCGCTTTCGCAGGTGGCAGGCGCCCACATCTCGCGCCGATACAACTGCCCACTCCGCATCAAACCCTGCACGGGCAATTTGGAAGAGGACTTCTTGGAAGGTCTCCCCGTTCTGGTGAGAGACGAGATTTGCAACGTTTTCAAGGATGACGAAGCGAGGTCGAATCTCCCGAGCCAATCGGATGACCTCGTAAAAAAGTCCACTACGGTGTCCAGCCAGTCCCTCTTGTTTGCCCGCCGATGAGAGGTCTTGGCAGGGGAAGCCAGCTGTAAGCACGTCGTAAGTGGCAGGGGCAGCTGTAAAGGTGCGTACATCGTCGTGGAGGGGTACGTCCGGCCAGTGGCGTTGAAGTACCCGCTGGCAGTAAGGGTTGAGCTCAATGAACTGAGTGGTTGTGAACCCGCCGACCAAATGCTCTGCGGCGTAGCTGAAGCCCCCAATGCCGCTGAAACAGTCGAGTAGTCGCAGCGGCGCAGTCACGGAGTGCAGTGGGTGATTTCGGTGGGCGTAAAGTCGCCGCTGGGGTGGTGGTGCCAGACTTGGATCGTTGCGTCGAGCTGGTCGGTGCGGTGCTCCTCGACCAGGACGCGCAGCCAGGTGCCAAGCCACTTGCCGGTGCGGATGCCGCGGACCGTGAAGACGATGTCGGGCTGGGGCGGCAGGCCGTGCTCAGGAATGAATTGCAAGACCGCGGTGGTGGTGTTACGCGGCGGGAGGTAGAGGTCGTCGGAGCTGCTCATTGCTCAAAACCGTGTTGGGCCGTGTAGTACGTGTTGGCGCGGGAGATGAACTTGCGGCCGTAGTCGCGTAGTTCCTCGCCCGTTAGCTCCCAGATGTCGGGGAAGTCGCCGTGCGGGCGCGCGATCACCAACAACGCGCGCTCCGGTTTGACGCCATAGACGTAGTCAATCGCTGTGGCGTAGGCGCCCAGCTGGCAGCAGTAGTCCTCCACCAGCGCTGAATCGCGCTTGTTCTTCGACGTTTTCCAATCCAGCAGCGTCAGCAGATTGCTGGCGTCCTCGGGGGTGAGGTCGTCGCGCTGCGTGTAGTTGCTGTAGCCCAGCGCGTCGAACTGGCCGGCGAAGCGGGTGGGATGGTACACCGCGCACTCCTGCGCCACCAGCTGGACCCAGTGCTGCTCCAGGAACGGACGGATGTTGCGCCAGTAAGCCCCGAAGGCGAAGTGCTTGGGGTCTGGCAGGGGGTCGCCCGCTTGGTGCGCCAGCAACCAGTTCTCGATTTGCTCGTGCGTCCAGGTGCCTCGGGCTTTGGCAGCGTCGCTAATCGCGGCGGCGTCCGGGCGCTTGAGCCATTGCTCCAGACGCTTTTTGCTGGTGCCCGTTTTGCCCAGGATCGACGTAACGCTGTCGAGGCGGCCGACCGGTGAGGTGTAGCCGCTCTTGTCCGCTAGTCGAGTGACGACGCCCCGCGGCTTGGGTAGAGACGTGAGGCGTTCGGGCATTGGCTACTGGTGCAGTAGGGCAGTGGTGATGGCGTCGATAGAGGCGTCGCTGAGATACAGCGACTTGGCGATGCTCTGGGCTTTGACGGCGGTGCGCAGGGCCAAGGCGTTGGCGATGGCCGCTGCGTCCAGCTCGTTGATGGATGCCGCTAGCTGCTCCTCCTCTTCGCTCAGACCGTCCTGGAGGTCGTCAAGGAGGTGTTTCACGCGGGTGTAGGTACAGCTTTGATCGAGGTTGCCGCGGGGCGGACGGTGACCACGACAACCGCACTCTCACCTGTGTTTTTGGTGTAGAGGCGGCACGCCTTGTGGCAGGCGTTGAGGTCGACCCACTCCTGGGCTTCCTCCGGGAACCGGGTCCAGTTGCTGTCCGCGCCGGGGCGTTGGTGGGCCTCGGCGCGGTAGTAGCCGCGGGCCGTTTTGATCAGGTAGCGGGTGACATCCATGGCAAACAGCGCGTGAGGGTTACTTGGCGCTGAAGGGGTTGCCGCCGTCGGTCAGGCGCCAGATGTCAGCGCCTGCAGCCTTGGCCGATTCCCAGGCGTCGTTCAGGGCAGCCGCCACCTTCTTGTCCTTCGCACGAAGGGCAGGCTTCATGTCGGCCGTGTAGCTGACCTTGGGATTGGTGACCTTGCTGATCTCCAAGTCCCAAGCGCTCAGGTCTTCGTAATCGGGGTCGCCGGTCTTGCGGTCGATGTCACGCAGGAGCGAGACCTGGGTGTAGTTCAGCACCTTCACCGCCTCGGCTTCGTAGTCGTAGATGAAGAACGCGGCGCACTTCTTGATTGCTTTGCGGTCCGTGGGCTGCTTGGTCTCGTAGTCGACCTCGTAGGCGACGGTGCCGCCGATCTGCTTTTCGTACTCAGCCAGCAGGGCGTCAGAGGGGTAGTCGCCAGCAGCGATGCGCTTGGTCTTGCCGCCGTCCGCCTTGTCGAACCAGATTTCGTAGCCGGTCAACGGCTCCTCACTAAGGATGGCGCACCTAAAGGGGTTGGGTAGTGTCTTGCCGATTTGAGAGGGGTTCACGTAGCCGTCGCGGCTGGTGCTCTCGGTTTCCTTGGGGGCGAGGGATGCGCTGAATGATTGCGAGAAGAAGGGCACTGTGTTCGAGGTGGGTCGTTTGGGGCCTACCCGACCTGGATAGGTATTGAGACGTTAGCGGGGGCGATTCAGGTCGTCAAGCATTTCTGTTGCCGCTTGTCGGGCCATGCGCTCCACCACCTCGCTGATGCTCACACCCTCTCTGTCCGCAAGGGTTCTCAGGATTTCGTGGCAGGTGTCCGTCATGCTCAGACTGCGGCACCGCTTCATCTCGCCCCAGTGCGTCAGACGCTGGACTGCAGGCCGGGGCTGGATGATCGGTTCGGGCACGTTGCGGTATTGAGGGGCGGCGCGAGTCTACCTACCTAGGTTCGCCTGCAGGTGCTCCCAGAGAACCGTGCCGCTCAGGCCCACCAGGCGCCCGATGGCGTCGAGGTCGTGGATCAGGCGGTCGGCAGGGACGGCGCGGTTCAGGAGCAGGGGCTCGATGGTGGGGCAGTCGTAGACGAGCTCGGGCAGCTTTTCGTACCAGTCGATGTTGTGCTTGCCGTAGTGAGCCCGCAGGAAGGCGCCGAGGGTGCGGCTGGCGGCCGGGGCGTCGGCTTCGTCAAGCTCACGGCGTTCGCGCGCTGGCAGCTCCCGCAGGCCGCAGAACGCCTCAAACATGCCCACAGGGCCCAGGGCAATGCCGTCGCGGTCAAGCAGGGGGATGGTGTGCTCCCAGTCCGATTTGAGGTAGTGGGGGAGCTTGGGTGGGTAGCCGATGTCGGGCACCTGCTCAATCAGGTCTTCCGGGTGGCCGATGCTGCGGGCTAGGGCGGTGTTGAAGTAGCCCAGCGCCAGCAGCGTCTTGGGGGCGGGTTCGATGAGCTTGCCGGTGCGGAAGCCGCCAATGGTGCTGCTGTGGATCGCCTTGGTGCCCAGGTAGGCCGCGGCCAGCTTCATGAACTGCGTCTGGGTCATCTGGCTGCTCAGCGCCCGGAACGCAGGAGGGAATTGCATGGCGCCCTGTTCAAGTGCGGTGAGCAGTGGGGCGGCCTTGGTGGAGTCCGTCATCAGTGGCCTAGCTAGGTAGCCCTGACGCTACCTGAGGGCGCAATAGCGGGTGTCAAAACTCCTGTTCCCTTTAATACTCCCCCGGTTTGCCTGTCCGAGTACCTATCAAACCCCTTGGGGGGGAATGGATTTGATCTCGGACAGCTATCTCGGCATATCTCGGACAGTGTCCGCGCAACAAGAGAGCTTATTGAGAATGGACACCGGTTTACTCGGACAGTGTCCGAGATAAGTCCGAGACCATTTGTCCGAGTTAATCGCTTGCGCTGCAATGGATCCCAGCTATCTCGGACAGGAAAAGGGGGAGAGTATTAAAGGAGACCCTCCCCCGTTGGGTGCGGATCAGATGTAGTTGATGCCGTCGCCCCGGCTGGTGAGCATTTGCTGCGCCGAGGTGCGGACCTGCTGCCGGGGGCGGTAGTGGAGGCAGGGGCGGTTCTTGACGATGGGGCTGGGGCGTACCTCCGTCTCCAGCACCGTCCCCACCAGCCGGTCGAGGTAGCGGCGCAGGTTGCGCTCGTTGAACTGCAGGTCCAGCAGCTGCATCCACTCGCTGGGGATGCGCCAGCGGTCATCGGTGACGCGCCGAAACGACGACGCCAACACCTCCAAGGGCGATGCCTCCCCTTGGTTGGGATCCATCCACTGCCAGACGCCGGTGTAGCCGTCGCGGGTGATCTGCAGCTTGCGGCCCGCATATCCGCCCCGGCTCTTCTCCACCAGGAGGTGGCGGGTCTTGTTGAACGTGGGGGCCGTCTTCTTCTGCTTGATCAGTTCGGGGTCGTAGTACACCCACAGCTCTTCGCAGGCGGCTTTGATCTGCTCGGTGCCGCTGAAGCGCAGGGGCTCGTCCCGGCTGGTGTGGTGCAGGATCAGGAACGCGCACTTGGGCCAGCTGGTGCCGTTGTGGCGCACGAACATGCGGATCGGGTCGGCGTAGGCAGGGTCGCCTACCTTCACGCCGGTGACAGCCATCGATGTGAGGCAGTCGCAGATCACCAGATCTGGCTTGAAGTCGCTGAGCGTCTGGACGATGGGGATCATGTCGTCGAAGTTGGCGCCGGAGTGGATCAGTAGGCGCTCCTGGCACGCCTTGTCCTCAATGCCCTCCAGCACCAGATCGCGCACCATGTCCTCATCGCTGCAGTCGCTGGTGAGCACCAGCACGCGGCCCGGGGCGTTGATGCCGTGGCGGGTGTTGCCGATGTCGACCGGGGCGCCATTCAGCACCCTTGACGCCAAGAAGCACGCCAAGGTCGTTTTGCCGCTGTGGCTGCCGCCGGCTACGACGTGGACGCGCCGGGGCAGCAGGCCGTCCAGCACGTCGGTGGCGACGTTGTCGTTGCGGCGCGACTTGGCGATGTCGGCCATGGAGCGCGGGGCGCCGAGGCTCACCACCCCCAACCACTGCTCCAAACGCAGCCGGTACAGGTCAGCTGGGCTCACGCCGTATTCGCGGTAGGCGCGTCCGGTCCACGCAGCCAGCGCCGCGTGATCGGCGCTCACCTCGTTCATCTTGTTGAGCACCTTCTTGAGGCCGTCGACGTGGAGCTGGGTCTGCTCCAGCGGGGGCAGGGCCCAGGTGGGCCATTGGAAGCCGTTGTTGCGGGCGAAGTGGAACAGTGAGCCGATGCGGGCGCGCTGGTCCTCGGCCACGCGGCTGCTCGCCAGCGACGCGATGGTCTTCTCTGCGGTGGTGTTGCCCCAGTCGTTGCGGGTGTCCCACTCGCTGGCTTCGATGATGTCCTGGGCGAGCTGGGGGCCGAACTCGTCGATAAGGCCGCAGATGATGCGGCGTACCTTTTCGTAGGTGCCGCTGCCGCGGCCGTCGCGGTTGGGGCAGAACTCCAGCGCCTCTCGCGCCAGCTGGATCTTTTCGTGGGTGCGCAGGCGCTCCCAGGGGGTGGCGTCGTCCTCGCCCGAACGGCGGCGCTCCTCAGGGCTATCGGGCACCTGCTCGTCGAACTTGGCAATGATTCCCAGCAGCAACCACTCCGGCGCGTCGCCCCACTTCACGTCGGTGGGCGCGCTGCCGCTGAGCCAGCGGTAGTAGAGGGGCGTTTGGTGGGAGCTTTGGGGGTGGTCGCCGCAGATGACGGCATGGCGGCCGGTGCCGGTGCCGTTCATCCAGATCGCTTCGAGCACCACCTTGTCCTCCACGCGCCAGGACGCGCTGCGGTTTTCCAGCTGGGGCCACCAGTGGGGCGGGACGCGCAGGAAGACCTTGCCGCGGCCTTTCTTGCCGCTCTCGTTGCAGATCGTGGGGCGCAGTTCGCTGGGGTTGCGGTGGAAGTGGTCGCGGAAGGCGCGGACCGCCTGCGAGCCGGTGCCGTCGAAGTCGATCACCAGCAGTCCGCCGGATTCTGGGCCGGTGATCGCGCCGACGCCGATCAGCTTGTTCGACTTCCAGCGCTCATACGGCGTCGGGGAGGAGTTAATGCGCAGCACGTCGTCGAGCGTGCGGCCGGAACCCTTGGTGTTCCAACCCTCCTCAAAACAGACCTTGGAGTCGTCGTTGCCGCCGGTGAGGGCATAACGCCACTGGGGCGGCAGGCCCTGTAGGAGCGCTGTCTGGTCGTCGCGAAGCATGAACTATTAAGTCGGACAGGCGGAAAGTAGCGCGACCTGACCGAGTCCGGTAGTCTCTGCGCACCCCTACCCAATAAGGTGCAACGTGGATCTTCCAGAGGGCGGCCTATTGCCGCATGAGAAACGAGATCTCATTCAGGAGATCCAGGTCGATACCTTCCGGCATATGAAAGTTGAGGAGGTGCGCTGGGTGACCAGCTGGGCGTTGACCTTGGCCGCGGCCTCTGATGAAACCGTTGTCCGCGTGTGGAGCGAGATTCATGGCGGACGTTGATCAGGCGCTTCTGGCCGACCTGGAGAGGTTCGGTAGCGCGTTTGCGCTCGACATGGAGACGGCACTGGTGCCCCTGTGCTGGGAAGGTAGGCATCAGCAGCGCCTGCTCCAGCTGCACAACGACACCTGCAGCAGCTGGTATGACCTGGCGCTGTGGGGCGAGCCGCAGTGGGAGGCGCTGCGGGTGTTCCTGGAGAACCCGGCGCTGGAGGTGTACGGGCACAACCTCGCCTTCGACCTCAAGTGCTTGCTGGCGTCAGGCGTTGAGGTCAAGGGGCGCCTGTACGACACGATGATCGCCTCGCGCCTGATCCATCAAGGCGTGGCGAAGGTCAGCCACTCGCTGGCGGATGTTGTGCGCCGGGAGCTGGGGAAGGTCATTGATAAGTCGCTGCAGTCGCAGGACTGGATGAACGCCGAGCTGACCGAGGCGGATCTCGCATACGCGATGGGCGACGTGAAGATGACGTGGGATGCCGCCCACTCCCTGCACGCGCAGATTTTTGAGCAGGGGCTGCTGCACACCTATCGGCTGGAGACGGCGCTGATCCCGGTGGTGGCGTCCATGGAGCTCAAAGGGATGTACGTCGACACCGAGCAGCTGCGCTCGGCGCGGGAGTTCTACAGCTCCAGTCGCAATGAGGGTGAGGCGTTCTATGTGCAGTTGCTGGATGAGCAGCTGAAGGCGGCCGGGCATGAGGGGCTGCCCCGGCTGGCGTCAGGCGAGTTCAATCTCAACGCCAAGGCGACGGGCAAGGTGCGCGAAGGCACCAAGGTGCCGGCCGGTTTCAACATGGGCTCGCCCCGGCAGCACGCGGCGTACTGGGGCGTGCTCGGCATTGAGCCCAAGGATGAAAAGGGCAAAGTGTCGCTCGACAAGAAGAACCTTGCGACCTATCGCCACCACGAGATTGTCCGCACCTACGAGTTCTACAAGAAGGCGGAGAAGCGGGCGACGATGGCGGAGAAGTTGCTGGAGCATGTGAAGGCGGACGGGCGCATTCATGCGCAGTTCATGCCCCTGCAAACGGCGACGGGGCGCTGGTCGTGCGCTAATCCCAACCTTCAGCAGATTCCGCGTGATCCAGAGTTTCGCAATGCGTTCACTGCGCCCGAGGGTTGTGTGCTGGTGCAGGCGGATTACAGCGCGATGGAGCTGCGCTACCTGGCGGCAGTTGCTAAGTGCGGGCCGATGCTGGATGCGTTCAATAGCGGGGCGGATTTACATACGCGCACGGCTGCGTTGATGTACGGCATCAAGGACGAGGATGTCGATAAGACGCAGAGAACTGCGGCCAAAGCGTGTAACTTTGGTCTCGCGTATGCGAGTGCTCCCAAGGGGTTGCAGGCGTACTTCGCGACCTTGGGCCTCTACATCGACATGAAGCAGGCGCGGGAGTTTCATGCGATGTGGCATAACGCCTACCCCGAAGTAGGGGTGTGGCATGACTGGTGCCAGAAGCAGGTCAACGCTGGGGTGCCGGTGACGACTGCGATTGGGAGGCGTCGCAAGCTATTTGGCGAGGAAAACCGCGTTCAGATCTTCGCCAATAACACGATCCAGGGCGGTTGCGCTGACATCATGAAGGCAGCGATGGTCGAGATCTTTCATAAGCTCCCCGCCCAGGCCCGGTTGGTGGCCTGTGTCCACGACGAGGTTTTATGCGAAACGTGCATAAACGTGGCCGAGGAGGTTTTGGGGCTCGTTATCGGCGAGATGCAGGATGCTGCTATACCCATCGTCGGTACTGCAGTCACGATGAAGGCAGAGGGAGGCGTCGTTCGGAGCTGGGGTGAGAAATGAACGATGCGCGGGTCCGCGAACTGCTGCAGACTGCTGCACTTCGCTACGTCAGAGGCGAAGCACCACGTTCACCACTTCCTGGTGATCCACCAGCACCTGCTCCACAAGAGCCAAGTAGAGCTCGCGGAGTTCTTCGTCGTTCAGCTGCGACCACACGGCTGGGTCGGCGAATACCGAAAGCAGCTCGGGGTCGGGGCCAACCTGCTGCTCTAGCGCTAGCAAGCGCTCGCGCTTGATCGCAATCGCTGGGGCCAGGTCCGGGTCGCCCAGCGCCTCCAACTCCGCGATCTTGGCCTTGAGCGCCAGGATCTCGGGGTTTTCTGTTGTCGCCAGCTGCGCTAACTGCGTGTTGCGCTGGGATAGAGCAGCATTGATCTGCTCGCGCACCTTCTGTTCGCGCGTGCTCTTATACCGCTGTGGACACTCGCGACTTTTGCATATAACGCTGGCGATGGTGCGGCTGCCGGCGTAGGTCATCTTCCGGTTACAGCCGGCGCAGACGCAGAGGCCTGTAAGCAGGCGGGGTCTCACCTGTGCGCTGTGGCCCCAGCGACGGCGATTGTCATGCAACTGACGTTCCATGATCACAAAATTGCTGTGGGACAGCAAGGCGGGGTGAGTCTCCCAAATGATCTCTTTATATGTGTTGTCGTTCTGCTTGAGGTATCCCAACCCACCCCGAAGCACGGGGTTCAGTAGCCACGCTTTGACGGCGCGGCATGAGCCTAGGGGGATTGGCCCGAGCCCTGCTCTATGCCACTGGTCTAAGGCGGTGTTCATGCGCCAGTCACAGGCTTTGCATAACGCAAGGAACCGGGCGGCTCTCGGAAACTCTTCAGGATCGGGCTCGAGGGCGCTGCGGTCTGCGTTCAGGCGGTAGCCCCACGCCACCTTGCCGCGCAGGGGCCGGGCGCGTTTGCGGCCTTCGCTGTAGCCGGCGCGGATCCGTAGGGACAGCATCCGGCTTTCCATCTCCGCCATGGAGGTGGCGATGCGCGAGAGCAAGAAGCCCTGGGGGGTTTCGGAGTCAACCGTGCCGCCGTCCAGGCAGTGGATGCGCACACCGCGCCGGGCGGCGATGGCGATCAGCGCATCGGTGGCCGCCGCGTCCCGGCCCAGCCGGTCGATGCGCGTACACACAACCTCATGGACTTGGCGGGTGTCGATGAGGTGCAGGAGCTCCAGGTAGCCGGGGCGGTCCTGTGAGAGCCCGCTTTCCACGTCCTCGATGAGGCGGTCGACGCCGGCGCCGAGGATCCGCGAGCGCTGGTTTTGCAGGGCGCTGAGCTGCTCACTCGTGTCGGTTGACACGCGCAGGTAGCCGATGCGCACTTCTTGTCCCATGGGACTAACGCTATGCGGGGTTGACTTCTTGTGTGGAACAGATACTCTCTTCCTGTCTATACAGGAACAACCGTGACATCCCTTGCGCCACGGCGCATCTCGGCTGTGGCCGAAGATTGTGTGACGCACACTGCAGAGCTCCTGCAGCTGCTTAACCGCCTCTCTGACGCGGAAGCGGAGCTGAGTGAGGACGAGCCTCGTTACCAGGAGCTGGTGACGGCGCTGTTCGCGCTCAAGCACGCCATCCAGGGCATCAAGACCGTCGCCGCCCTTGAGGCGGGGAGGTACGGCTTGTGACGCCAGACCAGCTCGTCGACCACCCGCCGCACTACACCCAGGGCGATGGGATCGAGTGCATTGAGGCGATCAGGTCCGCCCTGACCGCCGATGAGTACAGGGGCTACTTGAAGGGAAACGTCATCAAGTACGCCTGGCGGGAGCGCCACAAGAACCGCCTGCAGGACGTGAAAAAGCTCGTTTGGTACGCCAACGATCTAGTCAACCACCTGGAAAACACCCTGATCAAACAAGAGGAATGACTCTGTTCCCTTATCGCAAGATCGCCGATCCGAGCTGCCTCGGGTTGGCAGATGTTTTGAACATGGCTAAGTGCGCTGTTCAGCGCTGTGAGGGCGCTGTCGGCGGCTCAGATGATCGCTTTTATGAGGAGTACATGAGCGCACTCCTGTGGTCCGATGTGGCCGCGTCTTTCAACCTCTTTCGTTTTTCGTGATGACGACCAATGACACCCGCCCATGGAATGGCGCGCTGTACTCGGCGACTTGTGACCCCCGCGTGCAGCAGAAAGTCCAGGACCGGTTGGACGAGCTTTACGTGCGTGATGGCCGGTATCGGCCTGATCACCCTTTTCACTCAACTTACACAGGCCTATTCGCCAAATACGCGGAGGAGTTCACCGGTGACAACTGAAGAGCTGTTCCTGGAGTGGTGGAAGGAGTCGTACCCGCACGCCAAGCCGGCGCCACACACCATCACCACTCACGTTGCCTTCGCGGAGTACATCGACCGCAAGCGCACACAAGACGTGCTGGACTCCATCTCTAAAGCCGGCGCTGAGTAGAGGGCAGGCGTCGTGTTGTGCCCCGTTTGCACCGGCAAATACAGCCGGCCTAGCAAAACATTTCGCGACGCCCCCGACTCTTTCCTGCGCTTCCGCGACTGCAGGCATTGCGGTCATCGCTGGTGGACGATTGAGGTCGTTGCGCCGAAAGACGCGATCCAGTGGATGGCGCGGGATCAGCCGGTGCGGCGCCCCAATTACCAACGAATCCGCTTCTCCAACAATGAAAGTAACTCTGGTGCATCGAACCGATGGCGCCGAGGCGCTTACGGCCTACATGGCCCGAGTGAGCAATCCAAACAATCAGAACAACAACGAGACGGCTCCGAAGCTGATCAAGTACCTGATTGAGCACAAGCACTGGAGCCCGTTTGAGATGTGCTCCATGTGCGTCAAGATTGAGACCGAACGCGACATCGCAGCCCAGCTACTGCGCCACCGCAGCTTTTCCTTCCAGGAGTTCAGCACCCGCTACGCCCGGACCTCCATCGCGGAGACCCCGCACTTCCGGCGCCAGGACACCAAGAACCGCCAGAACTCCTTCGACGACTTCAGCGCCGAGGACCAGGAGCAGCTGGGGCGGGACGCCGGGGAGCTCATCACCAAGGCGTATGGGCTCTACTACTCGATGGTCGAGAATGGTGTGGCGCGGGAGACGGCGCGGCGCATCCTGCCGCTCTGCACGCCGACCGTGCTCTACATGCACGGCACCCTGCGCTCGTGGATCCACTACATCCAGGTGCGCACTGACCCCGGCACTCAGCTGGAGCACCGCGACCTTGCGCACCAGTGCCAGCAGGTGTTCTGCCATGAGTTCCCCGTGATCGGGGAGGCGGCTTTCGGCGCAGGGGAGTTGTGAGCACAGCAGCGTTTCACAGCGCCCTTGCGCTTGGAGGCGTGGAGGAGGTGCTGCTGGAGGTGGTGGAGCAGGGGCAGCGCTATGCCGCTGCGCAACACCCCGCTGTTGATAACCGCTCGCTGTACGCCTTTTTGGCGGAGCTGAAGTACAGCGTGCGGCAATCGGAAACCTTGACTAATGCAAACCCACAATGAAGTTCGATCACACGTTTTCTGATTTCCTCAACGAAATCGGCCGCTACCCCCTGCTGACGATGGAGCAGGAGCTGGTGCTGGGGCGGCAGGTGCAGAGCATGGTGGCGCTCAAGGAGAAGGAGGCGCAGGGCGGCAAGCTCACCAAGAAGGAGCTGCGGGCTGTGCGCGTTGGGATGCGCGCCAAGGAGCAGATGGTGAACTGCAACCTGCGCATGGTCGTCTCCATCGCCAAGAAGTACCTCAAGCGGGTGCATCACCTGACGATGCTGGATCTGGTGCAGGAGGGCGTCATCGGCCTGATGCGCGGGGTGGAGAAGTTTGACCCCCAGCGTGGCTACAAGTTTTCGACCTACGCCTATTGGTGGATCCGGCAGGGGATGAACCGCGCCTGCAACCAGCAGGACTCCGCGATTCGGATGCCGCACCACGTCGCTGAGAAGGTGCCCAAGCTCAAGCAGGCGATCCACCGGCTGTCGCAGGAGCTGGGGCGGATGCCGACGAAGAAGGAGCTGGCCGACGCCATGGAGATGAGCGTCGATCAGATGTGGATGATCTTCGAGCGCACGGCATCGCCCTGCTCCCTGGATGCGCAGCTGCAAGAGGAAGGCTCTGCGCTGATCGACGTGCTGCCTGATACGTCGACTGAGGACAACGACGCCATCTTCCTGATGGATGATCGCTGGCGGCTTGAGGCGGGGTTGGCGCGGCTGCCGGATCGGGCGCGGTACGTCGTGGAGCAGCGCCATGAGCTCACTGGCAAAGCGCCGGTGGCGTATCAGGTGCTGGCGCAGGAGCTGGGGCTGTCGCGGGAGCGGGTGCGGCAGATTGAGATTCGCGCCCTGCGCCAGCTGCGCACTTACATGAAGAGCGTGTCGCCGCTAGCCGATCCCAAGGCTCTCGCAAACTTCACGAGCCATGGCGACAAAATCAAGGGCCTCGTCAGCCTCCGCTTGAGCGCCAAGGAACAGGACAAGCTCCAGCTCGCTAATGCGGCCAATGGCGTTGGCTAAGAGTTGTTGCTGGTGGTAGTTGGAGCGCATGAGCGATGCGCACAAATCGCGCACCTTTTTCATGTCGGGGTGGGCGCTGACCTCGCGGATCGCTTGCTCCAGCTTGAGTTCTTCGGTCAGGGAGATCTCATACGCCATCCAGCTCGTGGGGCGGCTATCGCCATCGCTCATAGCAACCTAGGCGTACACAACATGCTAGCGAGCGCTTACATATGGAGCCCTTTATGCGGCGAATGGTGGGGCATAGCGGCGAGGAGTTCTGGGTCGTCGAGGGGCTGGGGATGCAGTTTGTTCATCGTCAGCGGTGGCAAGCAGAAGTGAAGCTGCACTATCTGCAAAGCAGTGCTGGTGTATCCACAGCAGCAGATCCGCTTCTCGATCAGGGGTCCAGTACGGCTGGAGCCGGAACCAGCTGAACACCTCGCTGCTGCCCTTTAGGCGGTTGCACTCGGGGCAGGCTGGGGCCAGGTTTTGGGTTGTCGTGTCGCCCCCGCGGCTTCGGGGTTTGATGTGGTCGAGGGTCGTGGCGCCGGCACAGCCGCAGTAGGCGCAGTGGCCGCGCCAGGCGCTGAAGATGTGGTCGCGGAAACGCCGCTTGGCGTCACGCTTGTGTAGCAGGTGAGTCTCCGAAATCCCGTGATCCACTGGTGCTGAGAGGCGGCAGGGGGCATGGCATGACCTCAAGCCTCAGGAGGTGGTCTTCGGAGTAGGCCAGTTCGGCGCATTGGGCGTAGACGTTGTTGGCGACGCCCTCTGCGTCTTCAACTGATTCGACGACGATCTGGAGCCGAACGTCGACGAGGTACTGATGCTTCATGGGTCGGCAAGGATGGCCCAGCCGGTGTCCGGGCCCTCAACCATCCAGCGCGGCCCCCAGTTCTTGCAGCTGTACGCCAATCCGCCGCCCTTGCTGCTCAGGTACACGCCGTCTACTACGTCCATCTCGCCGAAGGGGTCGTGGACGATCACGGCACTCATGGCGCCGTTGGACTTCGTGTAGCCGATCACCGTGAGCCAGTGGCCACCACCAGTGGGGGCGCTTGAGGGGCCGTGGTGCAGGAAGCCGCAGGGCACCGGCACGCCTCTGTTCATTTGGCGCTCAATGTCGCTCCAGTTGGCGTCCTGAGTGAACTTGGCGCGGATGCCGTAGCTGCGCAGCGCGCGGAGCTGGGCCGTGGCGTCGGTGGTGTCGCCGAACTGGCGCACCCGCTGCAGGTACTGGTCGTCGGCGTTTAACCCCGTGATCGCGCCCGGGCGGAGCGCTGAGACGAGCATGGCGCAGCTGCTGCTGAAGCACATGCGCATCGCCTGGCCGGGGAGGCCGCTGTCGCGCTGGCTGTAATAAGGGACGCGCAGGGGGTTGGGGAACGGCGTGGGCGCCGGGAGTTTGCTCACCGGTGCGTGCTGGTTCATCAGCGCGATCAGCTTCTGCGCGTAGCTGGGGTCGGTGGCATACCCTTCGCGCACCAGCGCCCGGGCGGCGTCGTCGCGCGTCTTCTCGCGGTTCACGCCCTTGTAATTTTTGTAGTCCCTGTACCAGCGGTCGACGAGGTACTGGACCGCGGTGGCGAGGTTGGGGAAGTTCAGGAACGAGTCGGTGATCGTGATCCACTCACCGTTCACAAACTCGCGGGTTTCGCTGCTGGTGCCGGAGCCCTTGAGGCCGAAGGGGTTGTTGCTGCCGCCCGGCATGTGCTTGCCGAAGCCGCTCTCAAGCGCCCACTGCGCTGCGACGAGCTCCGGGAATGCGGCGCCGGCGGATCGGGCTGCCGCGAGGATGCCGTCCCAGCTGTTGTCGACGGAGATGCCTGGCTTGTAGCCGGGGGTGGCGCGGAACAGCAGCGCAAACTCGGTGAGCTGTTCGGGCGTGAGGGCGTCTTCCAGCCAGTTCCACGCGGCGAGCTGGTGCGGCTCGTTCTTCGTGAACTTGACCGCGTCAACTAGGCGGATTGGACGCTGGGGGCTCATGGGCGTCGCGGGCGTAGGGCGCTGGGTCGAACCAGGGCGCGTGGATGCGGAGTTCCGTGCCGTTGTCCGTGATCACCGGGGCGGTCGGGGCGTCGTGCGCGGACCACTGCTGGTGGAGCGCGGCGATCTGGGCGTCAACGTCGCGGAGGGTGAGCTCCGTGCGCCAGTTGATCCAGTCGCCGCGCGTGTGCTCAAGGAGCGCTCGGACTATGGGGTGGTGGCGAAGGCTGGGGCGGTCGTCGCACAGCAGGCGCAGCACCTCGTGGGTGAGGGCGTCCCAGAGGCGGTACGACCCCTCGCTCACTTGCGGCCGCTGTAGGGGAAGATCTCGCGCAGGGTGCGCAGGATCTGTTGGACGATGCCGTTGCCCGCGTAGGGGGTGAAGGGCAGCACTTCGCTGATCACAAGCAGCACAAGCGCGATGATTGCGGTGGTCTCCATAAGGGAGCTCGCGGGTGATCTAGGTTTCCGCCAGCTATGGAGTGCGGTCGGCCATCTCCAGCACCCGCACCCGCCGCTCAATGTCGTTTAGGCGCTCCTTGCTGTCGTTCTTCAGCTCGCGCACGTCGTCCAACACCGTGGCTAGGCCGGTCTCAATCTTCGTCACCTGCAGAAACAGGCCGCATAAGCCGGCGACGGCTGCGACCATCAGCGCCGGGACGGCTTGGGCGACCCAGTTGGCGGGGGCCGGTGCGGGGGTGTGGTACTCCTCGTCGGGCACCGGTCAGGCGGGTTCGCTCCGCCTAAGTTGCCGGCGCTATGGTGTGCGCCTCAACCTTTCTTAGGTCTGAGGCGTCCGTTGCGGCCGGCAGCGGTGAGGCCAG